AAACAGTCTAAATTGACCTTCTGTTGAATTATAGATTAAACCAGCATATGCACTACTTCCAGTTTGTTGATAAAGACCTGTGATTGTAACTGAACCAGTGTTACCGTTTGCAAGTTTAATGAATCTGTCTTGAACAACTACGTCATTAACTGCAGTTTGGGTAACATTACCAACAACGTTAAAGTTACCTTGAACGGTTAAGTCTCCAGGAACAGTTGCGTTATTTCCAGCAAAATGCGATCCTTCAATGTAAACCTCTCCATTAGTTGAAGAAATTGTTAGGTTACCTGTGCCTGTGTGAGTTACTGTCTGTGAGTTTCCAGACAAGGTAACGTTACCTACTAATTCAGTAGTAGTTGTAACCTTTAAAGAACCTGGAGCGATTACTGCAGATGGCAAGCTAAACGTATACTCGACACCATTCGTTAAATCAGCCTTTGAAACGCTAACCTGATTCGCAGTACTCTTAAGATCAATTGTTGCCTGTTTAGTTAGGTTCTTACTACCAGCGCCGTTCACTAAATATGTAAAATAGAGACCGTCAATCTGATCTGCAATGTCATCAATTGCTCCAACAATTTTGTCAACGACGATTTCGTATTGGTCGCCGGCTGTAATCGAATACGCGCCCGCTGCAATTCCAGCTAAGTTGTCAATACCAAATACGTTACCGGATACGTTGCCAACTGGGGTTTTTATGTACAGATCAATCTGTTTACGTTTAATTAATGCCATTTGTGCTTACAAGTTCTTTGTAGTTATTTATATCGACCCCAGCAAAGAACTTTAGCGGATTTTTTAGTAAATTAGATAGACCAAATATCTTTTCATGATAATAAGTACAGAATTCAACCAAGATACCTCAGAATTAATGGTATCATACTATGATGCAAACGGCCAAGTTGCATTTATCAAAAAATACATTCACGATATTGACCAGTTCAATTGGGTTTTAACTCCAAGTCCAACTGAGTATCGTAATTGGGACAATCGTTTTCTAAAAAAGTCCAAGAATAAGTGGCTCAGTCGTTTTAGACTCGAAGAGCTCATTCAGGAGAGATTTACCCCAGAAGAACTCGCCTTAATCTACTCAAACCAGGGCCCAAAGAAGTATTATCTCGATATTGAGATTCAGTTAACGTCAAACGAGTTCCCAGATCCAGCCAAAGCTGCGATGCCTGTGAACTTAATAACATTTGTGAATGAAGAAAACGTCTGCTATGTCATGTCGACCATGAAAGACTTAGAATCAGGTGTAGTTTCGCAGCTAGAAACTGAAGTTAACGAATACTTTGTGGCTCACAATCAGACTTTCTCTCTCAAATACCTATTCTTTGATACAGAGGAAGCCTTAATGTCAACCTTCTTTTTGAAAGTCTTACCAAAGATTCCATTTTTTACTGGTTGGAACGTGATAGGCTTTGACTGGATCTATCTGGTCAATCGAGCCAAGCGCTTAAAGATTGAAGCAATGGAGAATATGCCAAGTGATAAGCTAATTGGTCAATCCAAGATGCCACTCCACATCGGCCTACTCGACTACATGGAAGTATTTATGAATACTAAGCCATACAAAGTTGTCGAAAACTATAAACTTGACTATATTGCTAACCTCGTTTTAGGCACAACGAAACTTCACAGTGAATATGCAACAATGATCGAGGCCCAGCAAGACGTTGAGAACTTCGTCAAGTACAACATCATTGATACAATCCTAATCAAACTAATTGAAGATAAGTTGGGCTTGTTAGACGTTGCCTTCTCTATTTCTCAACTTGCAAAGGTTGATGTATCTAAAGTATTCTCAGCTGTGTACATTACTGAGACGCTGATGTGTCGAGAATTCTTGAGCAGAGGTAAACTAATGGCCAGCGACCGACGAGACATTGAAAATGAGGCAACTTATGACGGAGCCTTCGTTGCAACTCCAGTGCCAGGCTATTATAAGTATGTTTCATGCTTTGACTTTGCCTCAATGTACCCGAATTTACAAATTCAATTTAACATTTCACCAGATTCATATTTGGGTAAATATAATCCGGCTCAGCAGGTGCCAGATGAAACTATTTTCACCAAAAATGATACAATATTCACAAATAAGTTCGACTCAGCCGCTAGAGCTATTCTAAAGGGTCTGTACAATGAACGATTTGAAACAAAGGCAAAAATTAAGTCGTTAGAAGACGAGCTAGCGCATGAAAAAACTAATTAACCGAATAAAAAAAGCATTAGGTATGGATATCGAAGCATTAATGTCACTAAAAAATAGCTTTCAAAACCAAAGATTTCAATTGGTTAAGGGCAAGCCATCGCCAAGATTAGGCAAAGTATTTGAAGTCATGGACATCGGCCAGAGCCGAACTGGCTTCTATGCAGAATTTAGCGACGGTGTCAGAGTTCCAGTCGATGCTCTATCTAACGACTATATGATGTTGATGGACGATCAAAAGCCATTAACACCTATGGAGATTCAATCGATCAATATCGATTACGCTCCGTCAATGAATACTGTTAATGCAGCGGAAATTAGTCCAGATTTACAGATACCTGAGGAACTTAAAGCTGAAATAATTGCACCAGCACCAAAGGTAAGTGCACCAGCTCCGCAAGTTAGTGCACCGGCTCAAACGACTGATTTATTTGGCATGTTTTCGTTAGAGGAAACTCAGCTCAATATCTCAATCAAGGTACAACTGCCAAATAAAACTCTACTTAAGGCAATGTATCAGAATTCTCAAAATCAATCAGACTTTGTCAATAAGCTCTCTAGTCATATAAATAATAGTGTAACGGCAGATTCCATTAAAGAATCTTTATGGAAAATGCTCGATCCAGACAAAAAGAAGCAGCTTAATGACAAATCGACCAAAGATTGAATCTAGAGTTCCATTAATCGATACTCGATATGAAATGGTCTCAATTCACAGAGACCAAGATCAGCTTAACCAGTTAAACTATTTGAAAACTGGCGTAGCCGTTTTACCTTTTACTAGATCACAAGACGGTAAGATCTCAAAGATCTATGCGCTGTCTCAACCTAATTTTATCAACGACCAAGACTCAGTGACCCTTATTACTGACGAATATGATAGCGAGCTTGATGCTTCTCCATTTGAGTCAGTTGGTCGTTGCATGATTGAAGAATGCGGCATGGACCTGTCTAGATTTGACCTAAATGAAGACTCAATGTTTTATTTGGGAGATCTATCGTCAGTCAACCCAATCTACTCAACTTATAAGTGTTACGCGATTGATGTAACCGGTGCATCAAGCAACACAAATTTTGCTTTCTCTCGAGTTCTATCCAAGAACCCAGTTACCAAGGACAATTCTTCAATCGAAGAAATTGGTTTTTACAAAATCGTTAACGGCGACCATTCGGACACTCTGCTCCTAGCTGCGTGTTTTCTACTTGTTTCATATTTTTCGTGAAACCAGGTTAAAGCTCAGTGTACAAGATACTGAACTTTAAAAATATTAAGGATACATGGCTAAATCACCGTTAGATGCGTTTGCAAAATTCAATGACATATTAGATAAGCGAGTAAAATCCAAAGTTGAGATCAGAGGTTTTTCTGATATCGATGAGTACATCTCAACTGGTAACTACTTACTCAATGCCCAAATGTCGGGCTCAGTATTCGGAGGCTATCCAAATACCAGAAGTATTGGTATTGCTGGAGACTCTGGTGCAGGTAAAACATTCCTCTGCCTAAACGCAGTTCGTGAATTACAAAAAGCAGGCTATTACGTCTTCTACATCGATACTGAAGGCGCAATCGACTCGTCAGATTACATTAAATTTGGAGTTGAGCTTGAAAAGCTGCGTTATCTGCGCATGGGACTAATCAGCGAAGTTAAATTCTTTATCAATGACCTTATTGAAACTATTCGAGAAAATGCTGGCTTAAAACTTGCAGTATTTGTCGATTCAGTTGGGATGTTGGATACCGATAAGAGTAAGACAGACATGGATAAAGGTAAGAATGCAGCCGATATGGGATTGCGTTCTAAAGAGATGAGAGCCCTATTCAAGTCTTTCACATTAGACTTATCGAATTACAAAGTACCATTCATCTTTACAAACCACACCTATGCTTCAATGGATCAGTATACTCCAAAGGGCATGTCAGGCGGTGGAGGCCCAGAGTTTTCAGCATCAATTATCTTAATGTTGAGCAAAGGAACTTTGAGAGATGAGGCAAAAACAACAACTGGCATTATAGTTAGGTCAAAGACGAAAAAGAATCGTCTTGCAAAGCCTCTCGATATTGAATTCCATATTTCATTTCACAAAGGTATGAATCCATTTGTTGGTCTTGAAAATTATGCAACTTGGGAAAGCTGTCGAGTTGGTCGAGGTAACTTGATTACTCAAAAAGAATTTGATAAGATGAAGCCTGCCGAGCAGGAGGAGTGCATCGCATTTGATCTTAAAGGCGAACAACACTATTTTCAACCCAAGAAATTAGGCAAATCATACTTGAATGGCTTTACTGGAGAATCAGTTCCAGTTAGAGAGTTCTTTTCGCCCAAGCTGTTTTCTGAGGAAGTATTAAGAGCACTTGATGAAAACGTAATCAAGCCAACCTTTAAATACCCAGAAACTCAATCCGGTATTGACACATTAGAAACTGACGAATTAGAAGACTTAACCGACTTTGATAGTGATGTACAAGATTAATGACCAATTGCCCGTCAAATATCATTTCTCTGTGCACACATCCATGCCAAGTTATCCAACGTATTCTGATTTTGTTTTCGACGTTTGTTCTTATCTACTGAGAGTGCATGGCCAAAAGAAGCCTGTGCTTACTCAACACGAGTTAAAGTTCTCAGTCAAGACTCTAAAATACGTGTTTGGTACTAACATGGAAAATGAGGATTTTCGAATTCGCCTCAAAGAGCACCTAACCGATGGAATAGGTTTAGGCCATCTACAAAAAAACGGAGAATTCATTTTTATTTCAGAAGAATCGTTTACCAATTACTTTTCCATAGTATAACTTTTATATGATAGACTTTAAAGAAAATATAGATTTGCTTGAGAAGATCATCTTCAATTTTGCATTGACTGAGGATGATAATGATCGAGTGATTCGACCAAAAAATTACGAAGGTGTTGAAAAGAGAGAAATAATCCCAGCGATTAAGGCTCACTATTTCAATGATGACTCTTTACAGAAAGTCTATCGTGAAGCAAAGAAGTTTTTTCATGAGTACATGAAGATCCCGACCCGTACTGAATTAAGAGAAGTCTGTAATCTGACAAATCTCAATATCCCAGACGCCAAATTTAATTCTTTGTTTGAGGTTGACCTTTCTCAATACAATTACGATTTTCTCTATAAGTACACAAAGTCATTCATATTCTATAAAAATCTTAACGAAACAGTTATTGATGTATTGTCTTTCTTAAAGACGGCTGACATTAATCCAGGCAACGTTGAGCTTATTACAAATGATGTTAGACAAAAGTTTAATGATAAACTAAACGTCAATTTTGCAAATGCGGCATCAGGACTAGACTTCTTTAATGCTGAACACCACGTCCAATTATCAAAGATCGGTACTCCAACTGGTTTTCCATACTTTGATAAAGTATTAGGTGGAGGTTGGAACCCAAAAACACTAGTCGTTTTCCAAGGCAGACCAAAGGTTGGTAAGTCAATGGTGTTATCAAACATTGCAACTCGTGCCTTTCTAGCCGGCTGTGAAGTTGGAGTTGCGACGCTTGAATTATCTGATGCCAAGTACATGAAACGTATAGGCTCAAACGCCCTCAACATCGTCTTTAAAGAATACGATTCTCTCCTACATAGGGATCAAGTTGGCGGAGTCAAGGAGAAAATTGAGATACTGAAAAAGAATAATCCCCAAATGGGACAAATGATGGTAAAGGAATTTCCAACTGGAACTGCCTCAGCTATCGATATTGAAAACTACTTCATCACTGTTCAAAATAACACAGGTATAAAGTTTAAAGTAATAGTCGTCGACTATATTAACCTGATGAGACCTTTACGTGAACAGGGCAATGTATACGAAAAAATCAAAGTAATTTCTGAAGAGCTACGTGCAGTCGCGATTAGAAACGAATGGTGTATTATCACAGCAACCCAAATTAAAAGAGACGCAGTTGACGACCAAGACATTGGCATGAGTGATATTGCTGAATCTTTTGGATTAGTTCACACAGTCGATTCTCTGTTCGGTCTAATTAGAGGCCCAATGGAGAGACGTATGAAGATCAAGCTAATTGCAAACCGTGATGGAGGTTACACTGAAAGCTTTAAAATGTACCGAATGGATTATGATTATGCTAGGTTAGTTGAAGAAACTGATCCAGCCAGTCAATATTACTCAGATGATGACGATACTATTTCGCTAGAGAATGAAATGCGAAATCAATATCAAAGTCATTCATCACAAAATGGCATTCAGCCTATTACCGCAACAACGCTACCACCAGTCCCAGCTGGTGTATCGCCACACGATGATATTCTAAATTCCATTAATTAAAAAGACACACTATGAATTGGAACCATTTAATAGACTACCCGATGAAGATGACGATCTAACTCAATACAACGACAGCGATGAAATTGAGGAATTAGGTCTTGAACCAGATCACTTTGATCCGGACTTTGATGATCATTATGACGATGATTTAGACGAAGACCCAGCTGAGCTAGAAAGACGTCGACAGCGATATGCTGAGCTCAAAAAAGACGACAAGATTTTCAATAACACCTATAATATGGGTTATGAAAATCCAATGGACGAAGATGAGCCAGACGAAAATAGCCGAGGAGGCCGAGAAATCAAAGTAGATTCGTCGTCGCCTGATTTTTTCTTGTATGATCAAGACAAATATTCAGAATATGTCGATTCGCAAATCATTCAAAAGGAAATCTTTTCCTACATTGAAACAAGTGAGGAGATAAATCAGATACTTGGAACTGAACCTGAAAAAAAGAAATTTGTAAAGACTGAAATAAACCAGATTTTCTCAATCTTATGCAAGAATCTAATAACTCGAAATAACCGAAACTATTTTATAACACCAATCTATGTGCTTGATGCTATTTCAATAACTGTTGCAATGGACTATAAAAAGCTATTTGATATGTTAAGTTATGAAAACAAAGAAGTGTTATTGTTGGAGTTAAATACTAAGTACGGATTCTTGGATAAGATCATGAAATCCAATAAAATGTTTTAATGACGACCTTAAAAGACATTCGAAAAATACACCTAGTTGGTGACCTACACTTAGGCATCAAAAACAATGCAATAGAATGGCTTGAAATTCAAAAAAGCTTTCTATTGGAAGACCTTATTGAAAAGGTTGACTTTGACTTTGATGAAGCTCGAGATATTCTAATTTTTGAAGGAGATATTTTTCACTCT